CCGAAACCGTTCCAATGGCCCATTGCGTAAATGATGAAATAGGCGGCGTTCGCATAGTTGGCCTGGACGAGTTTCGAGAAGCTGTAGCGATTACCTGCCGTGCCGTTGCCGACGACCGCGCCCGTGGAATCTGGATCATCGGCGAACGATATGCGCAATGCATCTGTATAGCCGCTCGATGTGTTGAAAACGCGGAAGAGCACACCGGCACCGGCAAAGGTGCCACTCTCCAGTCTCACATCCGCTTCCAGCACCCACCACTGGCCTTGCTTGATGCGGCGGTCCGACGTCGACCCGACGATCTGCGAGGTATAACCGCTGACCCCGGCCTCCGAATATATCCACATCGCATAGGGGCTGGTCGTGCCCGCAGTGCGCGTGATGGTTCCGGAGGCATTGGAGCGCCAGTCGTCGGCGCCGCCGGTCGCGTTCGAATAGGCCGAGAAATTCGGGTTCTTGACGGCGGTCGCCAGAGAGTTGGCGGCCTCCGTCCGGAGCGCCGCCGTGATGGTTTCGCGCGATGCCGCCTCGGCCGCAATGGCCGTCGCCCGCGCCGCTTCCTCATCGGCGATGCGCGCTTTCAGCGCCGCATTGCCGTCCGTCTCGCTGTTGACCGTGGCTTCGAGCGCCGTCGCCCTGTTCGCGAGCGCCGTGTCGCCGTTCGCGCGGGCGGTCTCTTCGGTCGCGATCCTTGAGCGCAGCGTCTCGTTGGCGGTGGCGCCGGTGTTGACCGTCGCCTCCAGCGCGCTCGCGCGCGTGGCCAGCGCCGCTGTTTCGGCGACGCGGGCGGCTTCCTCGGTCCGGATCGCAGCGAAGGTCGGATAGCCGTCGGACCGATCGTTGTAGGCGGTCGCCTCGCTCCCCTCCTGGAACATGAGCCGCGTGGCATACAGGCCGTCCGGGTTCCATTTGCGGATCGATATGCGCGTCTTGGTCGTGCCCGCCGGAGCCACCAGCGCGACGGATTTGCGCTCGTCGCGCGCGGTCGGGAAGGTCAGCCAGACTTGCGAAAGGGCAACACCTGCGTCGTCCATGTGCTGGACGTAAACACGCGAATTGTTGTTGATGACGCCGCCGTCGATCAGGCCCTCATAGCTGAGAACGTAGGTCAATCCGGCCTGGACCGGCACTTCCTGCCAGATCGTGTAGTTATTGCCGTTGGGGTCGATCCGGGCGACGCTCCCGACCAGCGGCTCGAAGTCGGGATAGAACTGCGTCGTGTTGCCGTTCCAGTGGTTGAGACCGTCCCGAAAATCCGAGTTCATCAGCAGGTTCGGCGCATTCGCCGACAGCGCTTCCAGCGCCGACGTGCGGGTGGCGACCGACGTCCACTGCGTGTTCAGGTCGCCGATATCGTCGAAGATGGTCCCGACGTCGACAAGGATGCTGTCGATATCGAACAGCACGTCCTCGACGGGCCGGTCGCCGACGGGCGTTCCCTCGGGGGCGCCGACCGTCGCGCCATCGTCGGGCTTGGGATGCTCGGGATCGTCATCGACGATATCGGTCCAGCTGATCACCGTGCCCTGGCCGGGCGGCTGAAGCGGCGCCGCGGTGGACAATCCCTCGATCGTCAGCGAGCAGAGGCTGACGGTCTCGCCGATCTCGACCGAGAAATCACGGAAGAAGCCGTAGATCATGAGGCTGTCGAAATCGGCATTGCCGATCCACAGCGCCGGCGTGGCGCGCAGCGACGCCATCCGCCGCACCTGCATGTCGACGGCCTCGGACGCGATCAGCGAGCGCAGTCCCATGCGCTTGGCCCATGCCCGCTCGACGAAGGTGGTGTTGCCGAAATCGTCGGTATTCTTCCGGCTATAGTCGTTGATCCCGACGCTGGGCGTGGTCTCCGCTACCCCCAGCGGCTCCAGCGGCCCCAGCAGAAGCGTGCCGACGCCCACCGGATCGGAAGGCGATGCGCCCGCGATCGTCACCGTGACGAAGGTGACGGTGGGAATGTCGATATCGAGCAGCGCGATCGTCGACTGGCTGCCGTTCGCGATCGGCCGCGTCACGTCATAGCCGGTCGCCTCGACGCGCACGGTCGCGCCGGTCACATCGAGCAGCGCCAGACCCGAGATAGGCCCGTCGGTCTGGATGGTGACGGAAAGTTCGCCGGTCGCGGTGGTGAGCGTGCCGAGCGCCTGGTCGAACATCGCCCATCGGTTCGTCGGGCCGATATCCAGCCATTTGGCGCTGTCCGCCGTGGGATCGGCCCCGACATTATCGTCGACGAGGCTCTCCCATATGCGGTGCTGCCGGATGACCAGCGCCGTCTTCGCATAGGTGGTGCCGGCGTCCCATTGCGGATGATCGGCCTCGGCAACGCTGCTCGCCACCAGCATCGCGTCATCGATCGCCATGGGACGAAGCACGAACAGGTCGCTCGCGCCGTCGGCCGCAGGATCATCGGTGAGCAGTTCGCCGGCGACGCTGGGCAGCCCCTCGATCGTCAGCGTGCAGAAGGAGGCGGTGCCGATCTGCAGGTCGATCGAGAAATCCTTGAAGCTGCCATAGGCGGTCAGCGCGTCGAAGCCGTCCTCGCCGATCCACAGCGTCGCCTGCGCGCGCAGGTCGGCCAGAGCGCGCTGCACCTGATCGACGACGGCCGATTCGATGCGCGAGCGCGCGGAGATCCGCTTCGCCCATGAGCGCTCGACCACCGTCGTCACCCCGAAATCGTCGGTCTCGCGGCGGCTATAGTCGTTGATGGCGATGGTCGGCCCGGTAGCGGTGTCGCCAAGGTCGATCGCGGTCCCGCACACCAGCTTGCCGATCGCGACCTCGCCGCCGTCGAGCGACGCGGTGACCATGACCGTCTGCCCCGCGAAGGCCGGCAGATCGATGAAGGTGGCGACCGTGGCGCCGGCAACTGCGACGGTGCGGTCATACTGGTCGGTGACGCCATCGGAGACGCGGACCCGCACGCTGTCGGCCGCGACATCGACAAGACCGAGCGCGTCGATCGCCGTCGGCGGTGCAATCGTGATCTCGATCGCATCCTCATCGACCGTGCGCGGCCCGACGCCAGTCGCGAACATCGCCCAGCGATTGGTCGGGCCGACGTCGATCCATTGCCCGGTGCCCGCCGTCGGATCGTTGCCGGCATTGCCGTCGGCGGCACTTTCATAGACGCGGTGAACCGACGAGCGGATGACCCGCGCGCCCTGCACATAGGTGGTGCCGGCCGACCATTCGGGATAGTCGGCCTCGGCGACGCTGCTGGCGGTCAGGATCGCGTCGGTGACCGCGATCGGGCGGATGACCTTCATGCCGCCGCCACCGTCGAGACCGCATTGCCGCCGCTGTCGGCCGTCACGTCCTCGAACTTGCGCTTGATGGCTCCGGTATTGCCCGCCGTCGCCGCATGGCCGCTGTTGTTCTCCTCGCGCAGCTGGGCGACCTCGGCCCGGAGCGCCTTCAGTTCGGCCAGCATGTCGTCATTGGCGGCCGAAGGCGTGGCGCCCGACGCCTGCGCTGCGGTCGCGGCGGCGGCGAGCGTGTCGGTGGTGGAAGCCGTGCCGGTGCCCGCGATCTGCTGGATGACCGAGTTCGTCGCCTCAAGGCTGGCCGCAATCTGCGCCTGCACCCGGTCAAGCTCCTGCCGGCTGGTCGCCTGCTCGGTCGCGGCCCGGATCAGCGCCTGCGACAAGCCGGGCAGCGCCTTCGCCATGTCCTGATCGCCGCCACGCGCCGCGGCGGTCGCGGCATTGAACTGGCCCATGAGCGACGCGAAGCTGCCGCCGTCACTCCCGCCGGTCAGGCCACGGATGCGCTCCACCTCGTCCATGATGCTGTCGCCGACCGACTGCCAGGCCTGCCGCAGCTGCTCGGCCGCCTGGGCGGCTTCCTGCGCGTCCTGAATGGCATAGATCTGTTCCTGCAGCGCGCGGTTGCTCGGATCGAGCTTCGCCAGATCGAGCGCCCGCAGCGCGGCGGTGTCGCCCTGCAGCTCGAGCAGCTTGCGCTCCAGATCCTGACGCTCGGCCAGAATGTCGGCCGCCGTCTTCGCGCCCTCCATGGACGTCTTCAGGTCGGCGAACGCCGGCGCCAGCTGGATCAGCGTCGCATAGGTCGCGCGGCCCGCATCCGTCGTCAGGTTCTGCGCCTCGACCAGCGCCCGGAAATCGTCGAGCGTGTCGGGCATGGCGAGGCCGAGGCTGTCGAACACCTTGGCGAACTGCGCCGTCTTCGCCGCCGCCTGTTCCGCCGGCGTGTAGAACGCCTCGAAATAGGACTGCACGGCGCTGGTCATCGCGCTCACGCTCTCGAACTGATCGGCCACGGCCATCTTGACGTCGATCGACATGCCGGTCGCGGCGATGCCGAGCTGGTCGAACGACGCGTTGACCGCCTCGACCACCGAGGCGACGCGCACCAGCGTCTCGAAGGCGCCCTCGCCGACCTGCTGGAACCGCTCGATGCCGGGGAAGGCGGCATTGGCCATCTTGTCGGCCGCTGCGCCGAACACCGCCGTCAGCTTTTCCTCGATCTCGTCGCCGGTCAGACCCTGCAGGTCGATCTTGCCGATGTTGACGACGAAATCGTTGAGGCGCTGCTGCACGTCTTCGGTGGCAGCTCCGAGCGGACCGGCCGCCGCCGCGATGGCGTCGTTGAACTGGCGCAGGATCAGCGTGAACTGGTTTTCCAGCTCCGGATCGGCATTGGCATATTGCGTGGAATATTTGGTCGACGTGGTGACGCCGAGGAACTTCTTCTTTTTCTTGATGTCCGAATAATAGGACGCATCGAACCCGCCGGCGAGGATGTCTTCCAGCGACTGCGCGCCGCCGTAGAGACCGCTGCCGACGACGCTGGTCTTGGTGCCGAACAGCGAACCGATGACGCTGCCGATGCCGCCGATGATACCGCCGATGATCGGGATCTTGGAGACGAGCCCGCCGCCGGTGATGATGCCTTCCAGCAGCTTGCCGGTGGTATCCTGGCTGAACCCGGTATCGATGCCGCCGGAGGCGTTGACGTTGCCGTTGCGCACGATGAGCCGCGCGAAATCGCCGATCTGGCTTTCGATCGACTTCAGCGACGCGGCCATCTCGCGCGACGTCGACAGCATCAGCGTGTCGACTTCCTTCAGGGCGTCGATACCCCGGCGGATGCTTTCGGACTTGGCGTCCGCGTCGCCCAGCACCGTGCCCGTGCCTTCGTTCGCCTTGGGCAGGTTGTTCTTGCCCCCGCCGAAGGATCCGGCGAGCGACACGCCGATCGACGCCAGGGCCGCGATGGTGGCGGCGCCGGCCGCGAGGTTCGCAGGGAACGGCAAAGAGGAAATGGCGGTAACGACGGCCTCGACCGCCTTGCTCGCCGTGCGCGCGCCGCTCTTGGCGATCGACGATGCCGTCTCGACGGCATCCTGGGCGATGGCACGCACCGACAGGGCGAACTCGACCGCGCGGAACGCCTTTTCAGCCGTTTCCAGCGCCTTGTAACCGTCCGATCCGGTCTTGAAGAAGCCTTTTGCGGCAACGGTCATGTCGCCATAGAGGCCAATCTGTGACGTTGCCTGCGCGATGGCGAATTTGGCGTTAGCTCGGTTGATCGCCGCCTCATCTGCCCCGGCAGCCTTGATTGCATCGAGACGTTGCCGATCAAGCCGTGTCCGGTTCGCCTCAAAGTTGGCATAGATGGCCGCCATATCCCCGATCGCCTGGCCGACGCTTCCGAACGCATCCGCCATGCCTTGCGCTGCGTTCTCGACGTTCCGCGCAATCAGATCCCATCGGTCGGCGGCATAGGAAAGGGCGTCGTTATAGTTGCGCTGGGCCTGCGCGTTTCGCTCCGTCTGAACAGCGATTTCCCGCTGGGCGGCCACATAGGCGGCAGCCTGCTCCGGATCATACGTCCGCGCCCGGGCCTCCTGAATGGCCTTCAGCGTCGCGAGTTCGATCGCGCGTTCGCTGTTGGTCGCGCCGATCAGCGACAGTTCCGCCCGCAGCATCTCCAGCTGGTCGTTCGCCGCGGCCATGTCACTGTTGAACTGCGCATCGGTCGCGGCCTTGCGGGCACGCTCCCGCTCCACGCGCTGATCGGCAAGTGCGGCCGTCGCCTTCTCGGCCTCGGTTTTCAGCCCGCGCTGCTGCGCGGCCTCGATCGCGGCGAGCAACGGCAGGTCGGCGATGCGCTCCTGCACAAGCTCGTTGGCGCGAGCGGCGGGAACGAGGCCGGCCGCGACCATGCCGTTGACCGCCTCCTGTGCCGCCGCCTGATCGCGGGTGGCGGCAATATCCTTGGCGGCATCGGACACGCGCTGCGCCATGGCCAGCCTGATCTGCCGGTCGACGGCAGCATCAAGGTCGATCCGCTTCTTGATCGCATCGGTTTCCGCCTTGACGCGCGCCTCCGCGATCAGGGCTTCGGCACCGGAGACGCGATAGGCGTCGGCCAGCTTGTAGAGGCCTCGGATCTGCGCCTCGACGGCAGCCGCTTCCCGCGCCGCCCGTTCCGCCGCGCGGTCGTTTTTCGGCGTGCGATCCTTCCTGATCTCGTCCGCCTGCTTCTTCAGGTCCGCCAGCTTGTTGTCGGCGATCTGCTTGCGCACGTCGTCGCCGAACCGCTTCATGGACTCGTTGGCCTCATCGAAAGCGCCCTTGTAGGCATCGCCGACGTCCGACAGGATTTCATCGACGCCCTTGCCGGAGAACACACCCTTCACCACCTCGCCGATCGCGCGGAACGTGCCGACGTAACTGGAGTAGAGCGCCGCCAGATAGTTGCGGCCCGCCGTCGTCATCCAGTCCATGGCCTCGCCGAAGAACTTGTTCATGCCCTTCAGGCTGATGCCGACGCGCTCCGCGATGACCTGAAATGTCGCGGTGATGACGTCGCCGGTGTCGACTGAGGTATCCTTCAGCTTCTTGATCTCCTCGCGCGTCAGCCCGAGACCGTCGACCATCGCCTTGGTGTCGATGCCGCTGGAAACCGACCGGCTGAACAGGGCGAACGCGCCGACTGCAACGCCAGCGACGGCGATGAACGGCGCGAAAGCCAGCGCGAGGCTGCCCAACTGCGCCGCGAAGCCCTTCACACCGCCTTCGGCCATCTGCGCGAGCTGGAAAATCTGGCCCGCCTGGCTGGCGAATATCTGCATCGGCGGCGCGCCCATCGCCGCCATGGTCGCCACGTCGTTTAGCTGGAACGAGAATTGCGTCATGATGTAACCGGACTTCGCGGCAACGCGTCCGGTGCCGTCGAGGGCGGAATCAAGCTGACGCAGACGCCCGGTCAGCACTTCCTGCTGGCGGGCATATTCCGCCTGCCCGGTCACGCCGGCGTAATAGAGGCGCGTGCTTTCGGCGATCTCTTCGTTGAGCCGCTTGGTGGCGGCATAGAGCGGATCGGTGGACATGCGCAGCCGCTCGGCCGCCTCGGCGTCCGCCATCTGCGCGGCATGGGAGCCGCGGACCATCGCTGCCAGCTGCGCATGTTCCCGCGCCGCCTTCGCGGCAGCATCGGCAGCGAGCCGGATCGAGGCGGCCTCCTGCGCGGCGGCAGCTTCGGCGCGCTGGGCGGCGATGGCCTTTTCCTCGGCCATCGCCTGGGCCTCCTGTGCCGCGCGGCGGGCTGCGGCGAACTCCTGATCGTACAGGGCGGCTTCCTGCGCGCGCAGGCGCTGGGCCAGTTCGGTCAGGCCCTGCTGCTCGGCCGCCAGCGCGGCGGCCTCGACCTTCATGCCACGGATCTCTTCCCGGCTCTTCCCGAAGGTGGACGTCTGCCGCTCAAGCTGTCGGGACAGCGCCTCGCCGGCCTTCTCGACGCGGGCCAGTTCGCGCGCGGCCGCCTGCGCTTCCTTCGTGACAGCATTGCCGAAACTGCTGATGCTCGCGGTCGCACCGCCAAGGTCCAGCATGCCCGTGGTCGCGCGCTCGATCCTGGCGGCGTCGGCGACGATCTTCGCCTCCGCCGTATCCATGGCATTCTGCAGTTGGACGAGCTGATCGAAGGATCCGCCGGTATCGATAGCGAAGCCGACCTCAAGTGCCGGGCTGCCGTCATCCATGGGCGACCTCCAACATGAAAAGGGCCGCCCGGATCGTGCCGGGCGGCCTATGACTTAGCGCGGCGAGCGCGAACTAGAACTTGGCGGCGGGAAATCCGCTGAACGGAGCGGCCTCGCAATGACCCTCAGCGTCTCCGATCAGACCAACGGGGCCAGATAGAAAGTATCGCCAATTGCCATCAGAACGGTCCACGTAGTGCAAAGCTGTGGTCGATCCGGGGCGCCCTTGGACAGACTGGAAAACGATTCGCGCAGCATCAGCTGACTCGACGGTTTCCAGTGTCTTACAATTGAAACGACAATAGACCATCTCGGAGAGATCCACGCGGTATCGCACCTCGTAGGGCTTCCATTTTCCGGCCGCCGACGTCCTCTGCTGCCCCTTGCACACCAGATCGAACTGATCGGCCGCCATCGCTGGCGTTGCCAGCAGGCTCAGGACGAGAAGAAAAGCACGCATATCGAACCCCCTGCGACAGGGATCGATACACTAAAGGTCATCCCAACACCATCTTGAGCCGGTCGACTTCGGTGTCGCGCTCCTGTCCCGTGACCTCCGCTCGCCATGGCGGCGGGCAATTCTCGCTCTCCGCGCGCCGGCCTTCGGCCAGATATTCCACCGACAACTTGCGGATGAGACGGGCTTCCCAGGGTGGAAGATGGATGCCGCTGAGCGACTGCCAGGCCATGATCGCCTGCCAGCTGAGCGGCGCCGCGCCCATGCCGGCCGCCTCGGTCAGACCGATCTCTATGAGGCGCTCGGTAATATGCGGGGCCGGGTTCGGCGGCATCGGCGGCACGATCTTGCGCCGCTTCATCGCTTCCATCCGGCTCACCGTCGGGGCGTTCCCCGCCTTCGCCCGCTTGGTCCGCTCATCCGGCCTGGGCGTGGCATTGAGCCACGCCAGATGTCGGACATAGAGCGTCAGTTCCCGGCCGAGCCGGGCTTGAAGTTTCCCCAGTCGCGCACCGCCTTCAGCACCTGCTGCGCCATGTAGCCCAGCTTGGGATCGGCGTAGAAGGCCGCGAACAGTTCGGCGCCCTGCTTGTCGGCAGCGGGCGGATAGGTGAAATTCTCGAATGCGACCGTGATCGCAGCCAGATCCTCGGCCTGCTCGGCTGCGCGCTGTTCGGGCGGGGCGACGGCCATCTTGCCGTCATTGTCCTGCATGCGCTTGACGGCGCGGTTCGTCTGGCGCGCCTCGACCGCAGAGAACTGCTTGGAGCCGGGGCCATAGATGACGATGCGAACCGGCTTGCCGTCGGAATAGAGATACTCGCCGTCCGCCCCCTTGAGGTGGATGGGCGCCGTGTCGGCGACGGCCTGAGACGTAATGTCGAACATGGATTATCCTTTCGCGGGAAGGTTGCACCGACCGCCCCGACACCCGCGATGCGCGGGACGGCCGATGCCTGTGATCCGGCCCGAAGCCGGAATGCTGGTGATCAGGAAGCGGCGACCTTCACGACGATCGTGTCGATCTCGACCGTGGGATTCGCCATGATGATGCTGTCGGCACCATCGGTGTTCTCCGGATAGCCGAACACGCGGCCCTGGAAGTAGCGCTTGGCACCGTCCGGATAGGTCACCTCGAACGAATAGCGGTCGTTGCTGTCGGCCGCGGTCCGGAGCAAGGTCTGCCCGGCATCCTCGTCGTCGTGCGCCAGCGAGGGCTGCAGCGAACCATAGTCCACCGAACCCTTGTGCTTCTGCTTCGGTCCCTTGAGGGGCTGAAACTCGACCTTGTTGAAGACGGCACCGATGGCGCCGATGCTCTCGATCTGGCCGACCTCGGTATAGGTCAGCGCGGCATAGCCGGTTTCGTCCTCCGTCGCCGGAGCAGCGGCCGAAATGGCGAGCGCCGTGCCCGCCGCAGTCGTGGAACCCATGTCTTTTCTCCTGATGGGCGAGCCGGACTATGCCGGCGGGATACCGCCCGCTGCTGGCGGGCGATCTGGTCAGGCCGTGGCGACGATGCTCGCCGTGGCGGTTTTCGTGGTGGACTTCGGCGTCTCGTCGGTCACAAGGCCGGCGGCCTTGTAGTTGCCCAGCTCGCCGGCCGTCACATTGACCGGATCGTCCTTGGCGAACCGCTTGCCGGAGCCGCTGTCCTTGAAATCGCGCGTCGCATAGAAAGGCTTGCTCATCGTCGTCCTCCTCACATCATCGCGTCGAAACTGACGCGGAAATCCTGTGCCTGTTCGAAGCTGTTGCCGGGGCCGATCAGGTCGGGACCGAGGCCGGCTGTGAGGATCGAGACCCGCTCCGCTCCCCCGAGATCGCCGACACGGCCAGCGCAGCAATCGCGCACGAGGCGGATGATCTCGCCCTGATCCCGGTAGCTGGCTGCCCGCACCGTGACGCTCACCCGCGCCACCGATCGAACCCAGCCGGTGCGCCTCAGCGGCTGCCGGTCGACGAGGCTGACGACACGGACCAGCAGCGACGGGAGCGGCGCGGTCTCGGAGAGGACGCCGCCCTTGATGTTGGCGACCGGCACCCGCGCGATCAGCGCCGCATGGGACCGGAGAAGCGCGCCCACGATGTCAGCGCCGGTCATACGTCCTCGCTTTCCGGCTCGGCAGGCTTGATGCCCCTCCTGCTCACGCGCGAATTGATGTAGGTCTGTGCTGCGGCGATGGCCTCGCCCTGCTTCACGTCGAGCGCAGGCCGAAGAAAAGGATGCGGACGCGCGCCCGGGTGAAACACGGTGGCGCCGACGAACTTGCCGTTGATGACCAGCGACCCGTCTCCGCCGGCTTCGCGCACCTTCTGGTTGATCCTGCGGACGCTCATGCCCGCGCGCTGGCGATCATCGACACTGATGAAGTGCGGCGCGGTGCCATATTCCAGCCAGGGCGCGATGTAGGATCCCGGACCTTTCACCTGCACCTTCACGACGACGCGGCCCGGCTCGACCTTCGTCCTGCCGACCTTCACGGCCGCCGACACCTCGTCGGAGATCGAGCGAGCCTGCGCCTCTTCCGCGACCACCTTGGCGGCCGCGCGCGCTGCACCGCGAAGCAATTTCCGTTCGATCTCGCCGGGCAATTTGCCGATGAAAGCCTTGACCTCGCTTCGCCCCCGCACCTTCGGCATCAGGCGGTGTTCCCTGCCGGCTTGTAATCCTCGACCATGAACTCCAGCGCGACGCGGAAGCCGAGCTGGGCGGGCTCGGAGACGATCTGCATGATGCGGTCGCCCATGACGAAGCGCATGTCGGTGGTGACGTCGGTGCGGTATCGGATGCGGACCCGCGCCGGCCGTGTCAGGGCATTGAGCCCGTCGGACACGCGCTCGCTCTTGCTCGGCAGCATGTCCTGCACGTTGGCCCAAACGGTCTTGAAAGGCTCCCAGCTGCCCGACCCGGCGCCGTCGAAGCTGTCATCCGGAACCGGCCGCTCGATCCGGATGCGCCGGTCATAATAGCCGGCATCTTCCCACGGATACATCAGAGCACCTTGCGGATATGGCGGCGCAGCAGCCGGCGCACCGAGCGTTCGGCATCGGCGGACAGCTTGCCGGCCTCGCGGTTGCGATAGAACTCCGCCACCATGACCAGCAGCGCCTGAATGACGGCAGCGGGGACGTCCTCGGGGCCGTCGAACCCGGCCGTGACGGTGATCGCGATGAGTCCCGGTCCGGACAGGGCGTCACTTGGCCAGCGGGTGGTCGGATAGACCCGCGCCGGCCGGGCACCCGCCATCGCGAAGAACGCCCCGGTGGCAAGCGCGGCCTCACCGGCAGCATTCCGGTAGGAGATCGCGTCGACGCTGACGATCGGCCAGGCGCGCAATTGGATCGACATGCCGAATTGGCCGAAGCGGTCGGCGCTTTCCACAAGCTGGCGCCGCGACAGGACATAGCCGGTGATGCCCTCGACCATATCGACGGCCGCGGCAATGTAGCGCTCGATCAGCGCATCTTCGTCGCCATCGCTGTCGAGCTTCAGCTGTTCCTTCGCCATCTGGACCGTGATCGGCGGCACCGTGGCCGACGGCGTTGCCGAGGTGGCGCCGAGATAGATGGCATAGCGCTCGACAACCTGGGCGTCGGTATATTCGTCGCCAAGGTCGAGCAGCGCCCGCATTTCCGCGATCGTCATTCGATCACCTCGAAGCGCGAAGTCCAGAACGGGCCGTCGGCGTCCTTCGTCGGCTTCAGCAGCACCGGCACCCCATTGAGGATGCCGGCGCCAGCCTTGCCCGGGGCCTTGCCGGCCCGGTTCGGGATGAACGACACGAAACCGCCGGCGACGCCCGCCATGCCCTCGAAGACGCCGGCGATGATGAGCGGCTGACGGGTGCCGTTGTCGACGATCATAGCTGCCTCACGGTCAGGACCGCCGTCCGCTCAAGGCGATGCTGCTTGCTGGTGAGGATGCGGAACGTCACCGGCACCTGCGCGCCGGCCGCGTCGAACGGGGCCGTGTCTTGCATCGCCGGATCGACGGCAAACCATATCTGTATGCGCCGGCCGCCATCATCGTCGACGACGGGCGCAAAGCCCGCCTCCTGATCGATGATCACGCCGAGCGCGGCGCCGGCCGACGACAGCGCGATCAGCTCGACCTCGGAGATGGTCTCGCCTTCCTCAAGCACGGCGTCGAACGAGAAGCCGTAGGGAAGATGGTCGGCGGGATCGAACGGCTGCTGCCAGCGGGCGGCGCCGAACGGGATGCCGGTGCCCATGGCCGCCGCTGCCTGCAGCTTCGCGGCCACCGCGACGCGCTCATCGGGAACGTCGAACACGCCGGTTTCCACTCCACTCTGCTCGGGGATGACGCCGGCGGCCAGCAGAAGCGTAAGCATAGCTTACCAGCCTGTCAGGCCGCTCGCGGTGCTGGTATCGCGGATGTGCGACGCCACCAGCGGGAAAAAGCCCGCGGGCACTTCGATGGTTTCATCCGATCCCGCGCCGGGAAAGCGAAAGACGATCGTGCCGCCCGTCACCACCGATATGGCGGCGGTCTCGCGCTCGAGCGGGTCGCTGGCATGCGGAGTGATCGGGAAGGGCGCGCCGGAGGTGCGCAGGGCCTCGATCGCCGCTGTCGCCTCGTCTTGCTTGGCAGCCGTCGCCGCTCCGGTGGGCAGGGGCAATGCGTCCGCAGATATGGAAAAGGACGCATCCGTCGCGGGCACGATCGACAGCGACGCCGCGGCGGCCTTCGCGCCCAGGGTGGCCGGCAGCGCCTCGGCGGTGATAGCGAAACTCGCTCCGGTTGCCGGGACAATCGAGAACGACGCGTTGGCGGCCTTGGCGCCGAGGCTCGCCGGGAACTTGGCGCTGACGGCAGCGAGCGTCTCTTCGCTCGCGGCGCCCTCCGGCAGGGGAAGGGATTCGGCGCTGACCGGCTGCGTGTCCGGATACATCTGCGCGGGGCTGCCGGCCTGGTCGAAGAGGATCGCCCGATTGTAGACCTTGCCGCCGATCGTCTCGGCAATGTCGGTGCCCGTCGGTAGCGGCGTGGTGGTTGCGCTCATCGGTTTACCTCAAGATGAAGGATGGCAGGCCGGCGAACCGGCCCGCCATGGGATCAGTCGGCCTTGCCCTTCAGGTTGCGCTCGACCGCTTCCTGTCCGCTGATCGTCGGATCGTTGAAGTCGATGCGGTTCTGATCGGCGGTGGTGCCGGCGCGCGGATCGTTGTCGACGGCGGGATGGGCCATGTCGACGTCGGGCACGATCTGCTGGGGCGCGCCGGAGGTGTCGACCTCGGTCGCGGGCGGAACCGTTTCCGCTTTCTTGGTGGTCATGGTGGGTCTCCTGCAGTTGACCGAAACGGCGCATCCAGCGCCGCTTCGAGCAACCGGGGCAGCCGAAACCGCCCCGGAGCCCGAGATCAGGCGCCGGTCCCGATCTTCAGAGCGCGCATCGGCTCGGGATTGTGGACGCCGCCGCCGACCCGCTTGGTCGTGTAGAAGTGGACGAACGGCTTGTTGGTGTAGGGATCGCGCAGCACGCGGATGCCCACGCGATCGATCACCAGATAGGTGGCATCCATGTCGCCATAGAGCGCTGCGATTGCGTCGGCCGCGATGGCGGGCATGCCCGGAACCTCGACGACGGTTTCGCCGGCCAGCGTCTGCGGCTGACCCGAAGCGTAGCTCGGCTGCCAGAGATATACGCCGTTGCCATCCTTGAGCTTGCGCACCGCCAGCATCGACTGCCGGTTGATGAACAGCTTGGCGTTGGCCGTGAACTCGCTCGGAAGCGAGTAGACCAGATCGAGAATGCCGTCGGCGGTGACGGCGGCGGCGGCACCGCTGTTGACCACCGGGATCGCGCCGAACGGATGCCGATCGTCGTTCGCGGCGCCGGTGACATAGGTCAGGATACCGTGCGGCTTGTTGGTGCCGTCGCCAGACAGGAACGCGATGCCCTCCTGCCGGGCGAACTCGGTATCGACCTCATCGCCGAGCCAGCTTTCCAGATCGACGGCCGCGTCATCCAGAAGCTGCTGGCTGATCGCGGGGTTGGCGTAGATCTCGCCGGTATTGAACTCCAGCGCTCCGATCTGCGGGGTGGTGGTGGCCGGACGGCTGGCGGTCTCGCCAACCCAGCCGGAACCGACCGCGCGGTCGTTGAACAGCTTCTTGAAGCCCGCGGTGGAAATCGTGACCACCCTGGCATGAGCGCGGATCGGACTGATCTGCTTCAGCTTGTTGGTGATCGTGCGATCCCATTCGACGGGCGCGAGGTAGCCGCCATCGGCATCGGTGCCCTTGGACATGGCCGCCTGAATGTCGGCAGGCGCGCGGTCGCCCTTACGCATGTGCGCCTTGAAGGCGGCCGTATATTCCGGGTCCGCCTTCAGATCGCCAATGATGGCGTCGCCATGCTCGCCGAGCTTGCCCAGGGCGATGATCTTGGCCTGATCGTCGACCGCCGCCTGAAGCTCGCCGATTGCCTCGTTGATCTTCTCCAGCGTCTCGGTCGTGACCACGTCCGTCTTGCCGGCCTTGATCTCTTCCAGCTGCTCGGTGTGCTTCGCCTTGAACGCCTCGAAAGCGACGTTCAGATCCTCGATCGAAGCGATCTTCTTGGGCTGGGCTTCGGCGCGAACGGCAAGAAGGCCCCGGCCCGTCGCGGCCCGGCCGCGCAGGTTCGTCATCATGTTCATGTTTGCGTTTCCTCTACGGGATGAGGGCGGTGAGCCCGGAAAACCACGGTTCGGGTTCTTCGCCAGCGCGCGGCGTGGCAGGGTCGGCAGCGTTTTGCGTGCCTATCGCGCGATACAGGTCACGACGCGCTGAGCGCGGCATGTCATGCTTCGCGAGAAAGCGGTCGAGCGACGCCTTGTCACTCGGGAAATCTGCTGAAGCCTGATAGACGGGCATCTGCGCCTCACGGTCCATCAGCATGTCAGCGAGGCCAGCGTCGATCGCCTCCTGGCCCCGGAAATAGACGTCCTTCCCGGCAATCATCGCCGCGAACTCGTCGGCCGTGCGGCCCGATCGCGCGGCATAGGTCTCCGCCATGGCCTGGTCGAGATGCCCCAGCACCGCGATAGCATCGGTCATGTCTGTCTTCGTGCCGAAGAACAGGCCGCGCGCCTCATGGATCATGATCTCAGCGTTGTGCGCGACGGCGATGCTGTCCCCAGCCATCGCCACGACCGAAGCGGCTGAGGCGGCAATGCCCAGCACTTCGACGTCGACGGGAGCATCGTGACGGCGCAGCAGATTATAGATCGCCACGCCCTCGAAATAGTTGCCACCGGGCGAGTTCATCTCGACCGTAAGGGGCTTTCCGGCGACTGTGCGCAGGATCGCGCCTACCTTCTTCGCGGTGACGCCACCGCCTTCGCCATCGTCACCGATATAGTCGAAGATCGAGAGGGTTGCCCGACCGCTATCGGCCGCCTTGACCTCGAACCGACGGAAATCGTCCGCGAGCGCGACCGTCTCGAATTTCCAGCCATCGCCGTCGCCGATGCCGGCGATTTCGGGCGGGCGGGCAGCGCGCACGGCGCGGAGGCCCCTATGCAGCATCGGCAAGCTCCTCTTGCATGATCGCATTCGCTGTGGTGCCGGCGCGCGGCAGATCGTCGCCGCCGGCGATCGGATTGCGGTCCTGGGTCTCCCGGGCCTCGTTCTGCGTCATGTAGCCGACGTTCGGCCCGAGGGCGGCTTTCAGGAACTCCGCCTGATCCTTGAGAGAGCCGCGTAGCAACGCGCCCTCGTTATATTTGGCGTAATAGGTCTGCTGCTCGACCGGCGTCAGAAGCCATGTCCAGACCGCTTCCTCCCATATGACGAACCATGGCATCAGGCAGTAGGTGACAAAGAACAGGCCCAGCTGCTCGATGCCGCTGCCCCAGCTCGTCTCATCGAACATGAGCAGGGGGCGCGGCACGCCGGTAAAGCGGGAAACCTCCTCCGCCTCCCGCTTCATGATGTTGACGAGATCGGCGTCACGCGCGGTTGAGGCGAACAGCTTGGCCTTCAACCCCTCTTCGAGGATCAGCCAGTCGTTGACGGCGCCGCTGCCCGCATAGTCCTCGCGCAAGCTGGCCTTGAGGTTCTCGATCGCCTCGTCGCCGAGCGATTGGTCGGTCTCCAGCGCCCCGCGCGCCATCGTGCCGTTGACGAGCAGCCGGGACGCCGCCTGCTGCGCACGGACCGCCAGTCCCAAGGTGTCGGCGGCGACGTCGAGGAGCGGAATGCCGTTGATGCCGTCCAGCGTCAGCGGCGAACCGAAATGAAACACATCGCCCGCCTGCAGCACGCGGGCGCCGCCCTTCTTCGGCTGATAGTCGAAAACGAGATCGTAATTGTCGGTCAGCCGCGGCTTGCAGGATCGCCGCTCCAGCGGGATCAACTGGCGGACGGAGCCGCGAGACTGGATCTTTAGCGCATAAGCACCCCCATCGAGCAGGGCGCACATCTGCATGTAGCTCTTGAAGCGGCTCGCGGTCTGGAAAGCGTTCGGCTTGCGGTGCAGGACATTGAACAGCGGATGATCGGTGGCCTTCTCCACCATCTCGCCCTTGCGGCGACGCAGATGGAGCGGGAGCATCCCCATCGATGCGGACTGGAGCCACATCGCGCGAAAGAAGGTGCTGTTCCGAAGCGCCATCCGGTCGCTGACCGGAACGCCTGCGACGCCGGTGCGGCCGCCTCGCATCATTTCCAGCAGCGCGGGGTCGCCGAGATCATAGGCGTCATAGGCGACGATCGGCCCGCTCAGCTGCGCCGAGCCGGCCTGGCGCGGAGCGTCCGACCGCCGGTAGCCGGCCGAGCGCCGATAATCATCGGGGGACAATACAGCCATTCGTCCTCCCTCAGCGCAACCGGATCACGCCGCGAGAGGCGTAAACGGATTTCTTCTTCGGCTTTTCGTTGGCGGTGGCAGCGCCAACGCCCATCGCGATCGTCACCATGCCGTCGATCCGTCCTCGCGAGCGCTTCTTGTCGAAAGCCCTGTTGCCCTGGCCGTCAGTGTCGAGCGCGACATTGGCCGCGCAGCTATACGTCACCGGCGAGGCGTCGATGATGATCCGCTGCTCTAGGATCCGATCCTCGGTGCGCGTGATCGAATGCGGCATGCACAGCTGCCGATCCTCGAACATGATCCGCTTGCCCTGGGCATGCTTCACGATCTTGAGGCCCCGGCCCTCGGGCTTGCCCGGCCCTTCCCACAGCCACCACACGACGCCGACCTCCGTCAGCGCATCGGTGAAAGCGGTCAGGAACGCCGGATCGACAACCAGCGCCTCGATATCATGCTCCGCATGCAGCTGCGCGACCTGCTCCGCGACGAAGGTGTAATCGATCGTCGGGCCGGGCGTGGCGGTCAGATAACCGTCCTCTACCCATTCGACATAGGGGGCGTGATCGGCTTCGGCGCGATCCTCAAGCCCATCTCTCGCCGTCCAATACCACGTCTTCGACGTCAGCAGGTCGTTGGCCAGCTTCCATGTGCCGGTCAGCGCAGTAAGGTCGTTCTTCGCCGAGAGATCGAGGGACAGCCAGCACTTGTTGCCGACCATCGCCTTGGCCTCGACGGCGCCCTGCACCGCCGCCCAGCTCTCTTCCCTGATCCAGAAATCGACGGCGCCGATGTCTATCCCGAAATAGAGCCGCTTCACGCTCGATTTGGTCGAGGGTCGCAGATTGGCGGCCGCCACGACCGACCGAAGGTTCTCGATCGGGAAGGTCTCGCCGAGCGCAGGCAGCGCCTTCCCCCAGCAGGATTCGTTCTCGAAGACGGTTTCGCGATCATCCTTGTCGACGCGGGCGATGAAGGCGAACGCCGTATCGTCGCGGGCCTCGCCCCGGACGATCTGCTGATACATGTCCGAATAGCTGGTGCCGACCAGCTGTGTCGTCGCCGGCGTGTTCGTGCCCTTCAGGAACAGGGCGTTGCCAGCCACCTTGTCGATCGCGCGCTGCCACGTCTCGATGGCATGATCCGACTTGAACTCGTGGATCTCGTCGCCGCCGACGAAGGTCGGACGCGGCCCCGACTGGCTGTCGCCGCCAGCCAGCGTGCGGAAGAACGAGCCGCTGTCGGGATGCTCGATCTTCCACGCGTTATCCAGCTCGCCGCGGATGATTACTTCGCCGAGCGATTCGAGCGACGTGCCCTCATCCTCGTCCGGCACCTGGCCGCGGCACATCGACACCGCGTCTCTGAACATCACGTTCGCTGTGGCCTTGTCCTGCCCGATCGCGTAGCACTGCGCGTGCGGAATGCCGTCCCAGCCCATAAGATAGACGCCGATCGCGCCCATCAGCGGCGACTTCGCCTGCCCCTTGCCGGTCTCCAGCCAGCCCTTGCGAAAGCGGCGCAATCCGTTGGAATTATGCCAGCCGAACAGGCTGCCGACGACGAACGTGTGCCACCCGAGCAGATGGAACGGCTGGCCCGCCCTCGGCCCGTCGGCGACCGAGAACACGGCCGGGAAGTAGTTCAGCGTGTGCGCCGCCAACTCCGGCCGCCAATGCAATCCCCGCGCCGGCCCGTCGCGCATATCCCGCAAGTGCCGCTCGGCGGCGTGCTTGACGAGATCGCCGGCCTTCCACGGCAACTTGTCCGCCAGCGCATCCTTGGCCCAGGCGGTGGTCGGATCGTCAGCCCTTGACCGACTTGAGGTAGTTCGACGCGGCGGTCTTTTTGCGGGCATTCTTCACCACCTTCGTGGCGGCGGCGCGACGCCGGGGCGACAGGCCAAGTTCCGTTTCCAGCGCCGCAGCATCGGCACCGGCTTCGCGCATCGCCGTAAAATACGGGCTCAGCCGCGCGATGGCCTTCGGGTTGCCGCGCTTCGGCTTCAGGACGGCGCCCTGCTCGGCGACCGTGCGGGCGGCGCGGTCGTAGACGATGTAGGCGATCACCAGCCGCTGGATCGAATGCGCGTTGGTCGGCGCGAGGATCTCGCGCTCGCGCATCTCGGTCGTGACGATCCGCCAATGCTCTGCTGCGGCTCGCTGCTCCAGCTCGTCCGTCAGCAGCAGCGCCCAATCAGGCTCGGCGACGATGGATCCGGTGCCCTCGATCTCGTTCATGCACCTTCACCCCTTTGGGGTGACCCCCAACTTTTTACCCTGAAAACACATTTCGGCGCGTATGGAGGGCGGTGTCGGTGTCCGCCCTCCGGACCCTCAGACTTTCGACCCGGGGGTAGGCGTCGACCGATCGAACGGATCGGTGCCGCTGATCCACATGGGCGGATGGGTTGACCCCCAGCAGTTGAACCAGATGACGCCGCCGGTGGCGATCACCTCGGCCAGTTCCTCGGGCGATAGTTGCCACTTGCTGATCACGTTGGGCTGGCCATCGAGATCGCGATAGCGATGGACGTGCAGGTCATAGACCGTGCCAGCCGCGGCGTCCTCTGGCGTCGGGGCGCGCAAGATCGTGTTGGCCTCGTCAAATGGCACGCCTGTCGCCATCACTCGTTCCTGTTCCATGGATGATCGGGGCTGGTAGGCCGGCCAGAGCGGCCGATGCCCTTGCCTTTGATCGGTTCGCGATACCCGAATTGCCGAGCCGTCACCTCACGGTCGCATTCGTCGCAAAGGTTCTCGGTGTTGTCGTCGTCGTCGCTCCCGCCATGGGCGAGCGGCTTGATGTGGTTGACCACCGTGGCCAGCCTGACGATCCCCTTGGCCCTGCAGTGCTCGCATAGTCCATCGGTGCGATCGAGGCGACGGCGACGCTGGGCGACGCCGGCACGGCCACGCAGGCGCTCGACTGTCATGCGTCACCTCATGACAAGGCGAGATCTAGGCCAGCGTCCCAAGCATCATACAGATCAGGCTCGGCGTCCCCGTCATAGGGATTGACCATGAACCGATCATCACCCGGCTCTGCGCACGCGCTGCCAGCAGCCCAGCCTGCCCGATAGGCCTCTACCTGAGCTGAGGAATAGTGCGTGGGAGCCACCAACTGGCCCACCGCATCAAGCTGAACGGTCTTGGTCATGCCGTGCGCATAGCATAGGCGTTGCACGGCGGCGACGCGCAATGGGCTGAGCATCAGTCGAACCCGATCCGCTTCCAATACCGGCAGCCTGCCTCATCGTGCCACAGGCTGATGCAGATCCCGAGGCCGTGACGATGGGCCTTCCACATGGACATGGGGAGCAAGGTCAGCATGCGCCGTTCGTTGCCTCCATGATCTTGGCCTCGATGCGGCAGCAGTCGTTGCCATCGAGATACTGCGGCCGGTGGGCAATGCGATGTTCGCGCCCGTCCGTCATGGTGATCACCAGCACGCTATCGCCCGCGCAGTTCGCATAGGAGCGCCGGTCCCACTCCATGTAGGACACGGCGGCCGGGTTGATGATCAGATCATTGGTGACGCGCAACAGAGGCATATCGATCCTTTCCACGCCTTGAGCCGGATCAATGCACGCGCTGCGGCACAATGCTATGCTGCGGCATCAGCGCCGAGTCGATCCAAGCACGCGTTGCCCGACAGCAACTGGAAAGCTGCCGCTTCAGATACGGAGGCTGCCATGGCCCGATCCGAGCACGGTGCGCATCATGGCGCGCAGGAATACTTCGCCATCCGCGAAAAGGCTGAACGTGAAGCCGCCCGCATCGCCAAGGATGAATGCGCCAGAAGGGTGCATCTCGATCTGGCATTGCGATACCGGCGAGCACAACTCGATCTGCCCATGATCGAGCTCTAATCCGGAAGCCATCGGCGCGGATCGTTCAAGGCCCGCCCGCGTTTCGTGATCGTGGTCATGGCGTAGCATCTGGCCACCGCGTCCCGCCGGATGCGTCCACACCCCCTGTGGTCCGGCGGGACGCAACCAAACGGCGACACTTGTGATCAGCCGACGCTAATTGGCGACGAAGTGATTCACGGCCCGCTGGTCTGCGGTGATAGGTTCCCGTCTAGCGTCGAGATGATCTGCAAGCATTGCTGCCACGATCTGAAACAGCTGCTCGATAGCAGGAGGCTATGATGGCCGGCCAGCAACACCACTACGACGATACACGCGATTACTACACAGCACGTGAGGCTGCGGAGCGGAAGGCAGCGGTAGCCGCCACTGATGACTGCGCGAGAAGGGCGCACCTTGATCTGGCGTTGCGATACCGCATGGCGCTGCACGAGCTGCCCAGGGTCGAACTTCGACCCTGAAGGGCCGCCGGGCAGAGCGTGGGGTCTCTGCCCGGCGATAGATGCGCGGGCTGGGCGTCGCATGCCGGTCACTGGCTTCCCAGCTTCCGCTTCTATCCGGCATGCCGCCGCGCAAAGGGTGGGATCGACCGTTCGGCAGGCCGGCCGATCCCGACGAGGGTCGCTCCTGCCTGTCCAATGGCGGGGGCCAGGAACGAGATTCCCTCGTATCGCAAACCATACGGGCGCTCGACCGGGTGTCCCCAATCCTTATCCCGCTTATCGTCGCCGGAAGCCCGGCTTTGAAGCGACCGCAGCGCCAGCGACGCTGAACGGGTTTCAAGCCCGATGCCCGGCGCCGTCGCGATCGGCGTTCATCCGGGTAGAGCGGGAGAGACGGGGATCGCGATGGATTGCCCCAAACTTGTTTGAACCATGCAGCGGCCATTCGCGGGAAGCACGCTTCCACCGCGTGATAGGCGAGGGCAGTGAAGTCCTTGGACCAACTGGCACCATGCTCGCCGGCCGCTTCATGCGGCGGCGCCCTCTCGGGCTTCGCCCAGCTTTACATCAATAATTTTCAATGTGGAAGTAGTAACTTCCCAACTGAGATTGCTCCCCAGGAAGCAGACGATGGTGATCTTTTCGCCACTGCTTTCCACGACGCCGGGCAGGCCGGTCATGATGCCCGATGTGGCGCGCACCATCGCACCCGCAGGGATCGGCGCCGCCTTGCGATGAACCATGGCCCGTCGTGTCGCCCTGTCCTCAACAGCGCGAAGCGCGTCCAGTTGCCGATCGGCAATGAAGACGAACTTGCCCGTATAGCGATAGACCACGAAATCGACGTGATCCTTCACCGGCAGCGCCGCGAGTAGGCGAAGATCCGAAAGCTGTCGGGCATCGGCGAAGACGTATGTCGGCACGAAGGGCACGCGCCGCTCGACGCGCACCTTCTTCCTCGGTATCTGCCGCGAGATAGTTTCAACGGGCGTCCATGCCGTGAAGCCGTCACGGGTCAGCGTATCCACCAGCGACAACGTGTTTGCGGCGCGCGTTCGCAGGATGCACCAATAGCGCTCCGTGTCGGGCATCTGCTCGCCCGTCATTGATCTTTCTCCTGCAATCCTAGGCGGCGGAGGCCGGGGTTTTCCGTGAAAAGCCGCTCGACGGAGCGCTCTGTATTCCGGCTGTCCAACCAGGGTGCCTCGTCCGTGGAATTGCCATACCGCCAATCATGGAGGCCAATGTCGTCAGGCAAGGTATGAGGCCGGTTGCGCTGGAACGTGATGCCCTGCTGCGCGCCACGGCGGTAACTGCGCTCGCTGACACGGGCAAGGAGCTTAACGACGACGCGCCTCTGCGCGGCCGTAAGGTCAGCCAGTGCCCGCTCGCTGATGCCGTCATCAACATGATACGCCGTGACGTGGTGCTTCAAATTGCCCTCCTGCCCTCTGTGAGCTTCGCTCGCTCGACCCAATGCCACTCCCATTCCCGGTGCGTGTGGCACCAGATCAGGACGAGTTGCTGATCTCCGGATATTTCGTCCCGTTCGTCGATCTCGGCGTAATCGAGATCATGCGGCTTCGACATCGTTGCCCCCGTCGACGTAACTCGCGGTCGTCCAGTGCCAGTCCAGCTTGATCGTGCGTTCGCGGCCGGGATACCCCATCCTCACCTTCGAAATCGTCATCTCAACGATGGTCGAAGACTTGTCCGGCCGATGAACGATGACGCCGTAATCGGCCTTGTTCGCCCAATGTGCCGACCCGGAAACGTCATAGAGGCCGGGAGCAGCCGCACTCTTCCCGAACTCGGCTGGCTTGCGCGGGTGCGCCACGATCCACACGGCGCAGCGATAGGTCTTGGCGAACGCCTTCCACGCCCGGATAGCTCGACTGGTATATTCCCCCTCGTTCTCGTCCGGCCGGCGCTTGTGCTCCAGCTCGTTCCACGGATCGACGATGAACAACTGGATGCCGTCGCGGATGACGCTAACCCGCGCCAGCTCGATCGTCTCTTCCAGCGTGAGTTCATGGTCGGGATCGTCACTGTCCTGCGCGATGATCTGGAACCGCTTGTCGAGCAGGTCTTCCGCCCACATGCGCTGCGACGGCGGGATATTGTTGATCCACGACCGGCATAGCGCCTCCATCAGCTTTGTGTGCAGGATCGGCCGGATCGCGGTCTCGAAGCTGCCCATCGCGATGTTGACGCCTGCGCGCAACGCATTGGCGATCAGGAACATCAGCAGTGACGTTTTTCCCGCGCCGGCAAAGCCCGTCCATATCGTCAGGGTGCTGGGCACCAGGCGGAAACAGTCGTCACAGGCTGGAAGCGCAAGCGAGATCGCCGTCATCGGCGGCGGTTCCGGGAAGTCCGAGAAGCGATAAATGCCCTTGATCGGATATGGCTTGGCGCCGCCCAGCACCCGAACAACCTCGGCCTCCCCGTGCTTCAACAGAACCTCGTTGAGATCCTTGCACCCCTCCGGATATTTGACGAACAGACACCGCTCCGGACCAAGACGACGCGCCAGATCGGCGCGAAGGGCATTGCCGTTCGCATCGGCATCCACGGCGAGAATGAACGACTTCACGTTGTCGAGTTGAGGCTTCGCGCGCCAGACGAAGCGATAGCGCTCCGCGTCGTCATCCTCGCTCGAAACCGCCCCCGTTTCCTTCTCCGGCGCGCCGTTCGGAACCGACATGGTGCAGGGAAATCCGCACTGGATCGCCACCATCCCGTCCCACTCGCCCTCCGTGATGACCACCGTCTGCTGACCGGAGCGGACCGCATCCAGCAGCAACACGTCGTGGTTCCAGAACGTCAGCGGGGCTCCGCTGTCCATCATGTGCCGCTTCTCGCTGGCCAGACGGTATTTGTGGTTCAGGACCTTGCCGTGTTCGATGAACGGGACGCTGATCCAGCGCTTTCCGCCTTCGGTCTTCGTGAACAGCCCCAGGTCCACCGCCAGTTCGGCGCTGATGCCGCGAGCCTCGATCCATTCGAGGTGCTTGGGATGGATCGTATCCTGCATAGCGTTTGCCGCCCTTCCAGCCGCAATTGAAACAGTTGAATTGGATGCCCTCGTCGTCGATCAGCACCGACAGGCATGGGTCCCGCTTGTGCTTCCGGGTGTGCGAGCACTCGGGACACAGCGTCTTGCGGTTTCCCCGCCCCACGTTCCGCAGTTCGATCCGGAACTCGGCAAGCAGTTCGGCCGCCGTCAGCATGGCGACGACAGCGGCGTTCCGCCCCCCGGTATGTGGACGATCTCCGTCGGCCGTCGGGCCGAGGTCGACTGAGCAGGGGGATGGTCCCGCCTGATCCAGTTACGCCACGTCGCCAGCCAGTCGACCTTCGTCGCCTCCCTCCCCGATTTCGCCGACCAGTAATCGACAAACTTTGCCGCCTCGAAGTCGGCCGTGGCCCGCGCCACTCCTTCACCGACCGCCCAGGCGATCCAGTCTTCCGGCATGGCAAAATCGGGGGGGAGGCGGGTGCCGCGCTTAGCGGCGCCCTCCCCAACAGATTTATCTGTTGGGTTTACTGTCCCTGTCCCTGTTACTGTTACTTGGGAGGCTGAAGGACGGCCTTTGGATTCCTTGTTGGTTTCCTTCTTGGATGCTTCAAGGCGTCCTCGACGATCAATTCCAGTATGATCTTGTTGTTCCGTATCACCTCCGTCGCGTGTTGGAGGTTGATTTTCATCAGGATTTCGTCCCCAGCGCTTCGCATTCGCCTTTTTGCTGCGCTCACGATACTTTTCCTTTTTCTCCCAGGCCTCCAAAGCCTTCTCGGCGACGATAGGGTGATAGAGGCGCCCGTCAGCGCATTTTACCCAACCGTGGAGCGCGACTTCCCGAACATCCTCCCATGCGCGAATGTCTCGGCCGAGTTCCGCCAGACGTGTCAGCTCGATATCGTCGGCTGGGATGGATGCTGCGGGAACTTGGTGGAAGGACTTAAGCCATAGCGTGACACCCGCACGCCATTCCGCATCATTGGCTATGGCATGAAAGCGCGAGCCGAAAAGACGGATAATGTCGATCGGCATGAAATGGAAATCGCGGAGATCGCATTCAGGCGGCGTCAGTGGTGCCGGCTGCTCAGCCAAAGGATCTGTCGCCATGGCGCTCAAGCCGCGGTGCCGAAAGAGGAACTTGGCTCAGGATATATGTCTGGCCTCAAACGATGCCTTGGAATGCCGAGCGCCGATTCGACCTTCAGAACGTAGGCCACCGATAATCGCGGCTTCGGCTTGTTCAGCATCTGCCAGACCGCGCCTTGAGTGCATTCGCAGATACGGGCCAGTTCAGACTGATTGTTACCTGCGGCGGCGAGGGCCGCCCGCAAGGCGGCAGCGGCAATTTGATCAGGGTCTAGCATGAGGCGGCATATTAGTAATCTCTTAGAGATTTATCAAATAGTAAAGTTATAGTGCCGTAGGTAGGAGTGCAGGGATGGACCGAAATCGCCTTATGGAAGCCTTGTACAAGCGAGAAATCTCGCAGAGCGAACTGGCCCGGCGGCTTGGCATCACCCAAGGTGCCATTGCGCAAATCCTGAGTGGCCGCACCGCGAAGAGTAAGTATGCACCCGAAATTGCCCGCGCGCTCGGCGTTTCGCTGGACTGGCTCAATGGCGAGGATGTTCCGTCCGGCATTCGGGGAAATGTCGTCGACGTCGATTTCGTTCAACTGACGGAACTTGATGTGGGCTACGGCATGGGAGGCGGAACATTCATTGATGAGCATATGGAACATCAAAGCCGAGTGTTCGATCCAGCGTGGATAAGGGCAATAACGAGATCACCGCCCGAGCTTCTATTTGTCGCCAGAGGGATAGGCGATTCGATGATGCCCACTCTTCTCGATAACGACACGCTGCTTGTTGACCGGGGTCAACGCAAAATTACCCAGCAGGACCGAATCTGGGCGTTGACCTACGGCGAGTTGGGAATGGTCAAGAGAGTCAGGCGCCAACCGAGTGGTCAATTTCTTCTCATGTCCGACAACCAAGCGATCCCCCCGATCGAAGCGGCCGCCGACGAAATCAACGTCGTTGGCCGAATCGTTTGGATCGGGCGAAGGACCTAATAGCACCTATTAGAAAACTCTTGACGTAGTTAATAGATTACTAAATATTCTGCGCCATCGGACGACGCCACCTGTTCGCAGGTCCGCAGACCCCGGTGACGCAGGACCAGTAAAGCGCGCTCGCCAAGGCAGCCTCCGCCGAACCTCCTGCACAGGACCAGCAGGAGAGCCCTCATGGCTATCGAAGAGCCGATTTCGGCGCACAAAGCGCCACGTTTCCCCCCACTACCCGGCAGCCTGGCGGCATGCGCTGCAACCGATCCGGCCGAGCAGATGGCCGAGGCGCTGCGCGATTTTATCGCCGCCTACGGCGCCTGCGTATCTTCATCCTTTGACGCGGATTCGCAGCGGTTTCTGGACATGGCGTTCGACCGTGCTCAGTCCGCCCTCGCCGATCACGAAGCATAGGAGAGCCACGATGCTATTCTCCAATGCAACCTATCCGAAGCATCAGCTTCCTCCGACCGCAGCCGTCTATCTTGAGGGCTTTATCGAGGAGCGGAAGCACGCCGATCTCGACGCTGACACGCTCGAGGCCCAGCGGGCCTTTGCCCTCTACTCCGGTTCTAGGGACCGCGTCCAAGCGGTTATGGCGAGCGATCACTGCAGTCAGGCAGCCGCGCTGCTCGTGAACATCGAAGAGATGCAGTGGCTCATCGGCGGTCACTATTCAATCGGCGGCCAGCTCGATCTGGACAGAGAAGAGGTTGATTGCCTTCGTAAAGTCATGGAGTCGCTAGAGGGCCTTCTGCGCTGGCACTTCGAAAACGGCGCCGGCGAGTTGCTCCCCATCGCCGAGTATCTGGGCCTTGTGCGGGGAGGCGGACGATGACGGCGCTTTCCCCGGCCATGCAGGTAGCGTTCGACAACTGGAAGCGCGCCACTCTCATATCGCACTACGTCAATCCGTGTCCGGATGAAGTCGGCGACGCGGCCAGCGAAGACGAATGCAACGCCATCGACCGCATTGCGGTCACGCCAAGCGAGACGCTGGCCGATCTCGCCATCAAGGTCCTTGTTCTCTCACTCGACCAGCACGGAGAACATTTGGGGCTGCGTCCCTTCCAGGCCGAGGTGCGCCGGAGAAGCGGCACGAATTATCTCAAGGATACAATGTGGATCGGCATCATTGACGATCTTCCTCGTCTCCTGACGTGCATCGGCGAAGTCGTGGCGATCCCCCATCGCGACACGTTCCGAGCCTCCGAAAATCAGGAGGGCGAACAATGAACCTGATGGACGAAATCCACAAGGACTGCGGTCACATCCGCACCATCGCCAACGCGATCGGCCACCTGTCTGACGATATCGAGATAAGGTCCATTGCAGGGCTCGACCTGCCATCAAGCCCCGCGCAGCCGATCGACGCAAGGAGCATCCACGATCGGGCGATCACGATGTGGATAACCTTGCATGCCACGCATGCCGCTTCTGGTGGCCGCACGACGGCAGCCGGCCCGGAGACCGCGATGCTGACGTCGTCGCCATCGAGATCGATGGCAACACAGTGGACGTTGCCGCCTACGGGCAGTGTCGTCGCAACCCGCCCGTGATCAGCGATCATATGGCGAGCATCGCGATCCAACGGCCCGGTTTCGGCGGAAACGAGATCGACCCGGAGGACATCGCCGTCCCGTCCGCCGTCCAGCAATCCTGCCTCTGGCCTGTCCTCTACTGCACAGACTGGTGCGGCGAGCATCGGCCCCGCGCAGGGGAGAAATCCCATGTCTAATAGCAACCCCACGTTCGACGAAGCCCTGCGCGATGTCCGCACGTTGAAGGATCTTTGCCAACACTTTCCGGGCGATTTCGAGGATGATTTCGCCGGCAAGGAACTCCTCGATCTCTGCTCGCGGGCGGAAATCCGATTTGCCGAGGTCGAGCCAGAGAATGCGGCTCAGGCACTCCTGCAGCTGTCATATCTGAGCGAGAGGTTCGAAGACGGATGGATCACGGCGATCGATCGCGACGCGGTCATTGCCCGCGCTCACGCCATAGCCGAACGGGAGATAGAGGCAAGGCGCAAGACGGCAGAAGCCGTCAGTCCGGCGAAGGTTAAGCATCCGCTCGACGGCGTCTGGAGCCAATTGATCGAAGCCTACGGCGATGCTTCGACCGATGCCGAGCGCGAAGCGGCTGCGGCGGGACTATTGGCCTTGCCGGCACGCCATATCGAAGACTGCATTATAAAGCTCGACGCCGCCGGGATTTGTGCTGCCACGGCCAGAGCCGGCGGCAGCTTCTCCGATATTGTGAACGAGCTGATAGATACGGTGGAAGCTCGCCGCTTCGGCAAGTGGGGACAGGGGGCTTCGCAATGACCCAGCCCCTGAACTATTCGGTCAAGGCCAGCGCCGACCTGATCAGCGCGCCGGCGCCCGGCGCGCCACTGACACGGAGCGCGATGCGATATCTTGCCGACAAGCTGAAATCGGCTGAGGTTTTCCAGTTGCCCGATGGGGGCCAGCTGCTGGACCGCGAGAAGACGCCGCCCGAAGTCCCCGGCCTTATGTTCCGGCCACCCTTCCCGGTGATCGCTTGCGAATATCCAGTCGCGCGCCCGCACAGGATCGACCATTACTACACTGTCGCGAGCAGCAGCCGCCGGATCGCGCTGGCGTGGGATTGGAACCCTGATGATCTCCCGGCGCACCTGAAGCGGGTTCCGGGCATCTTGGCGCTGCCGCCGGGCGTGTGCGTCACCAGCATTTTCTATCTCGACTCCGCTAAACTATGGGGTTGCGCCGCTGGCGCGGTCCACATGGCCTACGACGGAGCCTGGCTGGACGTCGCCGAACACCTTCCAAGGTCGAGGTTCATGTCGACGATGCTGGCAAACGGCCGTCTGGCAAAGGACATCATGAAGGGCCGTGGGATGGAATCGACCTTCCTGCCACTCTGCCCGGAATATTTGATGGCATACCGGGCCAGCGAGGCGAGCATGGCCGGAGCCGTCGACACGGCCCGCGCCGATATCAATGATGAGGCGGTTGCATATACCGATCTTTGCTACGCGCTCGCCTGCAAGAACGTCTCAACCGAACGGATCAGCGCATCCGCCACGCTGAACATCAGCCGCGCGCGGTCCGGCAAACCTCCGTTCAAGGATTTCCATATCCTGAAGGTCGGCGGCGATGCCTGCGCCAGCAATTCTCTCGGGACCGGCGAGGGGGCCGGTCCAAGGACGCACCTGAGACGCGGCCATATCCGACGCTTGGGTGAGGGCCGTCTCACCTGGGTCAGCCAGACGATGGTTCACGGCCGGAAGGACTTCGTCCGCAAGGCATATGCCGTGGGAGGCACAAAGTGAGCCGCGCCCAGCGTTGCGAAACCTGCCGCTTTTGGGAGCGCGGTGGCGCCGCCGTCTCCGCCGCCTGGCGTCGGGCTGACGGCGCCAAGGACATCGGCACGTGTAACCTCTATCCGCCGGAGATCGTCGTCCGTGCGGGTGTGGCTTACGGCGTGCTGCCCGAGATGCCGCAGGGCCGCTTCTGCGGAGAGTGGCAGGCCGGTGGCAACGGCGGCGGCGATGGTGAAACCGTCGTTCCGTTCGGGAGGCCCGCAGCATGATATCCCGTGGCGGTGTCCGGCCCTCTCCCGTGATCCCTGTGCGGCTGTCGGAAGCGGCCGACGAGTTCTCTGCGCGGATGCGGTCGAAGGCGAGCGAGAACGCGGAAACGATCCGCAAGGAGGTAAGCAATAGGAGGGAGAATACGGCGGCCATCGCCGCGCCGAGGGGGAGCACCATCCCAAAGCCCCGACTGCGTAGCGGCTTCAACCAGGCTGTCGGGCTGCCGCCATCCATCGAGATGCGTCACCCCTCCGAATTGCGTGTGGATGACAGTTATCAGCGGTCGATAGACACCGGCCCCAGCCGCAAGTTGATCGCCGGCATGGCTCGCGATTGGGACTGGCGACTCTGTGTGCCGCTGATGGTCTCCCGCCGGGAAGATGGTCTCTACGTGATCGACGGCCAGCATCGGCTGGCGGCGGCTAACATGCGTGGCGATATCCCGTTTCTCCCATGCTGCATCTCAACCTATGACGGTCCTGCCGACGAGGCGCGGATGTTCGTTGCGGCCAATCGATCGCGGCGGGCGGTAAACCATCTCGACGATTTCCATGCCGCCATTGTCGCCAACAATGACGACGCGATCGAGATCAACAATCTCGTCGTCGGCGCCGGCTTGCGGGTTTCACGAAAGACCGGAAAGACATCATGGATTCCCGGCGAGGTTACTTTCACCGCAGCCATAGCGCGCGTGCTGCGCCGACATGGTGAGGGTGTCGTGTCCTGGTCGCTCCGGCTCATCGCTGAGGAGTTCAAGGGTCAGGTTCTTAGCAACGGATCGTCGGTGTTCACGGCGCTATGCATGCTGCGCATCGCCCCACCAGATGATGCGCTGGACGAGGCGCGGCTGCGCGCCGCGCTCCGCGCCTACGACATGCAGGGATGGGGCACGTTCCTGAACGGGTGCAAGGGCGGTGACGACCGCCGCCGCGCGATGCGCGAGGCAATTCTGATGGCTTACGCGGACGCGCCGGAAGCCGAGCGGGAGAACCGTCTCGATGAGTGATCTAGCCGCCCTGGCTTTCGCAACTGGCGATGGCTGCTACACGAAAAACCTGATCGCGAGGGTGGCATCATGACCCACGCCCGCGAACTATTGGCCAGTGCGCAAATGCGCGATCGGATCGCCGCCTTTCTTGAGCACGAGGCCGCGCTGCGCGACCGCAAGCGATCCGATGGGCGCCCGCCTGCCGAGGGAAAGTCCCGCCTCCTATACGCCATGGCGCAGCTGGTGCGGGCATTTCCTGCCGAACTCGCCCACGGCGAGCTGCCGGCCGGCGGCGGCGTCTCGCCCGAGATGCAGGCGCTTATTCGAAAGGTATCGGCATGATGGATCATTCCGTGGTCGACCTGATCATCAAGACGTGGCTTGAGCGTCTGCCGTCAGCCGACGAGATGCAAACGGTCAGCGACGATATCCTGACGGCCGAATTTTCGGTCCGGGTGATAGATTTGCACCTTGTGCTGTCGCGCTTTGAGCAGCTGAGATTGCTCCGCCAGCGTGCGTCCATGCTGTTCGGATCGGAAATCGCCCGCATATCGCCACCCTCGGAGGTGGAGCGCGCCCGCGCCATCCGGGCATTCGCGACCAACGTCGTGGATTCGATCCTGTGCGCATCAGGCACCGTCACGCGGGACCAGCTCATCATGAGCGTCATCGCGCGCGCCGGGCTGCTGCCGCTCGCGCCGGTCGAAAGGGGCGCGTCATGACCGAGGCAATCTCTGGCATTGCAATCTTTACCATAATCTGGATCGGGTTGCCCTTGTATGGGATCGATACGTCCAACAAGCGCATCGCCAAGGCGCTTGAGGATTTGTGCGATCTGGCGGGGAAACGCCGATGACGCGGGCCTATCGGCATTGGTGCGGGATTCTCCGCTACCCCGGCAGGGAGTCGTTCTATTTCGGCACGGTGCAGGCCGAAACGGAACTTGAGGCCCTGCGCAAACTCGAAGCCGCGTGGCGCGTCCTTTCGCCGCATCCAATGGCGCCCGTGGAGGCAATGCTGCCTGGCACTCTGGCGTTTCATCCGGAGGGCGGATCATCATGATCTTTGCCGACATCGTGGATAAGATCGACAAGGCGGCCCGAAACGGGACGAAATTACATCTGCCCGTTAACCTTGTCCGGGCATTGGCAGGGTCCGCAGCTTATACGACTCTGACGACCCTCAAGCAAAAGGAGTTCGCAGAGCGATGGGCAGAAGAAGGAGGCCCGCAGCCGCAAACGACCAGCGCGTCCAGATCGGAGATTTCTGGCTCGAATATCGGGCCGAGCGGGACGACTGGACCATCTGCTGGTATGACCCCGCCATCCGTTCACGCCGCCGCAGAAGCACGGGCATTGGCGGCGGCGAGCAGGGCGACCCACCGGAAGCGGCGCGCGAAGCGCTAGCGACGCACTATCTCGAAGCCAGCAAGCCCGCTGAGCCGCAGAAGCCAGCAGAGGCCCCGGTCGCAGAGTTGCTGACGTTCTATCTCGAAGATCATGCGGCATCAAAGGCTGACGCGGCCCGCTACGGCTATAGCGTCCAGCACCTGCTACGGTTCTTCGACCACGAGAAAAAATTCGGGCGGATCATCGGTGGCGTGTCAGTCGCCGACGTGAATAACGCCTTCGTAAAGCGGTTCATAGACTTCCGCAAAGGCGAGGGCGTCGGCGGGCACACGATCAGCCGCGACCTGGCTGCATTGCGCGGAGCACTCAATCACGCTTGGCGCTCGGAACTGATCACATCGGTTCCGTTCGTCCGCGACGTCGATCCGCGCGACAAGGCGAAGCCTCGCGATCTCGTCTTCACGATCGAGCAGGTGGCTGGCCTGCTGGAAGCGGCCTACCGGCTGGAAGAGCGCCGGCACGTCTTCCTATACACGCTGATCCAACTGAGCACGTGCGGCCGGTCGGAAGCCATCCTCGACCTGCACGCCCGCCAGATCGAAAACGGCCTGATATACTTCCTCGACCCTGACCGTGATCAGACGTCCAAGCGGCGGTCGATCGTGCCGGTCTGCCCTACGCTTGCGCCATGGCTTGAGGGGATCGAGGGCAAGGTGATTCGATATCGCGCGCTATTGGCGCAGAAGAAATGGAAGAAGGCCGACGAGCCGGAATATTTCGAGCGGGATTGCTATGACCTGGGCAACGCCTTCGACGCTTGCCTGATCGAGGCGGGCCTGTCCCGCACGGTGATCGATTCGGCTGGCCATCCTGTCATGCTTCCACCCCGCTCCAAGCTGGGCGAGACGGAGCCGAGACCCAAGCTGAAAGGGAAGGGGACGCCCAACACGCTGCGGCACACTATCATCACGGAAATGCACCGGCGCGGCGTGGCCGAAAGCCAGATCGAGACGGCGGCCGGCCACCTTGGAGAAGGCACGAACAAGCGCAATTATCGCCACCTGCGGCCCGATTATCTCGCCGAGTTGATCGCTGCGATCGAGGAATACTGGCGCGAGATGACCCGCTTCACGACGGTGCATTTGCGGTCCCAATGCGGTCCCAAAGTCGTCTCCATGGCCTCCGCTCGCGCGGAAGCCCGGATCAAAAACGCTTGATTTTCAGGATGATCGGGCTGGTGGAGCTGAGGGGAATCGAACCCCTGACCTCTGCAGTGCGATTGCAGCGCTCTCCCATCTGAGCTACAGCCCCTCGCCCGAGGGCGCTCCCTTTAGCCGCAGCTTTGGGGCGA